ACCCGTTTTTTTGCACGCGCAAGTATTGGACGGGGGGGTACCCCCACAGGAGTTTGACCCCATGACCGGATCTCGCGGACCACTGCCGAAGCCTGCAGCGCTCAAAGCGCTGGAAGGCAACCCCGGCAAGCGGGCGCTGGATCTGTCGGCTGGCGTCAACCCGCGCGTCGAGGTGCCGAGCGTGCCGCGCCACCTGGGCAAGGAAGCGCGCAAGGAGTGGACGCGCATCACGCCGATCCTGGAAGAGCTGGGCCTGATCTCCGGCTTGGACCGCGCCGCCCTGGCGCTGTACTGCCAGGCGGTGGGTCGCCTGTCCGAGCTGGAGACCGCATTCAACGGCATGGTGGCCGGCCACGTCGCAGCCGGGATGGACTACTCGGACGCGGTCTACGAGGCCAGCTACTCGGTGACCCCTTCCGGCTACGCCCAGCAGTCGGTGATCGTGCAGCTGATCGGCAAGCACCGCGAGCAGGTGAACCGCTACCTGATGCACTTCGGCATGTCGCCGGCAGCGCGTGGTCGCGTCCAGGCGTCGAACTACGTGCAGCCCACGCTGCCGGGCATCGAGGCGGCGCCCTCGGCCGCGACCGGCTTCGCACGCTTCGCGCAGTCGCCTGTTCACTGATGCTGATGACCGACGACCAGGTGCAGGTGTCTGCGCCTGGCGTAGACGTGCCTGCAGATCTGCCGCCGGTGGACCGCACGAAGATCATCAACCAGTTCGTCCAGGCAGCCAACGAATACGCACGCGGGGTGATCCAGGGCGAGATCCCGTCGAGCAAGTGGACGCGCCTGGCGGTGGAACGCCAGCTCGACGACCTTGAGCGCCCGGTGTCGGACACCTGGCCGTGGGTGTTCAGCATGGACCACGCCTCGCGGCCCTGCGAGTTCTTGGAGTTGCTGCCCCACATCAAGGGCAAGTGGGCCCGCGACAAGCAGCTGCTGCACCTGGAAGGCTGGCAGTGCTTTGTGCTGACCACGGTGTTCGGCTGGGTGCACCACAAGACCGGGCTGCGCCGGTACCGCGAGGCCTACGTCGAGGTGCCGCGCAAGAACGCGAAAAGCACGCTGTCCAGCGGCCTAGCGCTCTTCATGCTGTCGGCTGACGGCGAGCACGGCGCCGAGGTTTACAGCTGCGCCACCACGCGCGACCAGGCGCGCATCGTGTTCGATGACGCCAAGGCGATGGCCGAGCGCACCCCGGAGATGCGGACGTACCTGGGCGTGGCCATCCTGCAGCACAGCATCACGGTGGCGCACAGGGCCAGCAAGTTCACCCCGCTCGCCGCTGAGGGCAGTACTCTGGACGGGCTGAATGTGCACTTTGCGGTGATCGACGAGCTGCACGCGCACAAGACCCGGGCGGTGTATGACGTGATCGACACCGCCCGGGGCGCCCGCGAGCAGTCGCTGCTGTGGAACATCACCACCGCCGGCAGCGACCGCAGCGGGATCTGCTACGAGCGCCGCACGCACATCACAAAGGTGCTCGACCGGGTGATCGAAGACCAGAGCATGTTCGGGATCATCTACACCATCGATGAAACCGACGATCCGTTCGACCGGTCCACCTGGGCGAAAGCGAACCCGAACTGGGGCGTGTCGGTCCTGGTCGACGACATGGAAGCAGCGGCGCGCAAGGCGGCAGCGATGCCCAGCGCGCTCAACAACTTCCTGACAAAGCGCCTGAACGTGTGGGTGTCCGGCGAGTCTCCGTGGATGGACATGCGGGCCTGGGAGCGCTGTGCAGACGTCCGCATGCAGCTCAGCGACTTCGCCGGCGAGCGCTGCTGGATCGGTCTGGATCTCGCGCAGAAAAAAGACTTCGCCGCGCTGTGCCTGGTGTTCGAGCGTGGTGGAGTCTGGCATGTGTTCGTGCGGCTCTACCTGAACGAGCTGGCAGTCGAGGAAAGCGGCAACGCGCATCTGAGCGGCTGGGCCCGCTCTGGCCACGTCCAGGTGACTGACGGCGCCATCACCGACTTTGACGTGGTTGCCGACGACCTGCGCAGCTACTGCCGCCAGTTCGACGTGCAGGAGATCGCCTTCGACCCGGCGCTCTCCATGTACTTCGCCACCAAGCTGGTCGACGAAGGCCTGCCGCTGGTGGAGATCGCGCAACGCTCGCTGTTCTTTACCCCGCCGCTGATCCAGGTGGAGAACCTGGTGCTCGAGCGCAAGCTGAAATTCGACGGCAACCCGGTGATGACCTGGATGGTGTCCAACCTGGTGGTCAAGGTCAGCAAGTTCAACGAACTGCGCAGCCCGACCAAAGAGCGGCCGGAAAACAAGATCGACGGCGTCATGGCCATGCTCATGGCGCTGGGGAGGGCCCTGCAATTGAACAACACCAATCTGGATGAGTTCCTGAACTCGCCGGTGATCGCATAAGCATGGCCATCCTGCAAACATTCCTCAGCTGGTTCGGTCGGGGCGGCGCCCTGGGCGAGAACAGCGGCGAGCAGTACCCCGCGCCGTCTGCGGCGCTGGTGCCTGACACCGCCAGCATCGGCACCGATGGCGCCCTGCAGATCAGCGCCGTGTGGGCCTGCATCGAGCGCCGCGCCACGGTGATCGCCAGCCTGCCGTTCTTCGCCTACGAGAACCGGGCCAACGGCCAGAAGGATCTGGCCCGTGACTCCCGGCTGTACGCCCTGCTGCACGACAGCCCAAACAGCCGCATGACGCCGTTCGAGTTCTGGCGCGCGATGATCATGAACCACGACCTGCGCGGCAACGCTTACGCGCGGATCGAGCGCGACGGCCGTGGCGAGGCCCTGGCCCTGTGGCCCATGCCGGCCGACCAGGTCAGCACCTTCGTGCTGGATGATGGCTCGATGGTCTACGAATACCGGCTCGATGCCAACGTGGCCATCCTCGATGCTTCCAACGTCCTGCACCTGAAGAACCTGGGCAACGGCACCACCGGCCTGGCCAAGCTGGAGTTCATGCGCTCCACCACCGACGAGGCGGCCAAGGCGCAGGGCAGTGCCAGCAAGGTGTTCGGCAACGGCGGCAAGCCCACCGGCGTGCTGATGGTGGACAGCGTGCTCAAGCCCGAGCAGCGCACCCAGCTGCAGGCCCGGTTCGCGGAGATGGCCGCCGGCACTACCGCCAGGCTGTTCGTGCTGGAAGCGGCCATGAAGTACCAGCAGCTCAGCATGTCGCCCGAAGACCAGCAGCTTCTGGAAACCCGCAAGTTCCACGTCGAAGAGATCTGCCGCTGGTTCGACGTGCCTCCCGTCCTGGTGCACCACTCCAACGTGACCACCTGGGGCAGCGGCGTGGAGCAGATCATCAGCGGCTTCCACAAGTTCACCATTCGCCCGATGCTGGTCAACATCGAGCAGGCCGTGCGCAAGCGGGTGATGACACCCCAGCAGCGCGCCAGGATGTCGGTCGAGTTCAGCTTTGACGCGCTGCTGCGCGGAGATCCGGCCAGCCGCGCAACCTTCTACAGCACCGGCCTGCAGAACGGCTACATGACCCGCAACGAAGTGCGCCAGCTGGAGAACCTGCCGCGCGACACCAGTGCCGGCGCCGACATGCTGACGGCACAAAGCAACCTGTTGCCGCTTGACCGCCTTGGCGAGGCCCCGGCCGCGCCGGTAGAGCCCATGGCCGGCAAGCTGCTGCAGCTCATGCGCAGCCAGGACGACGCCCGCCTGCAGGAGCAGCGCCACATGGAAACTCTCGCCGCCCTGCGCTCGGTGCCGACGCCGCAGCCCGCGCAGCTCGATCTCGCCGGTGCGGTGATCCACCTCACCAGGAAGGAAAACCCAGTTGCGCCGATCGTGCAGGTCACGAACATGGTCCAGCCCACCGCAGTCGAGGTCAACGTCACGAACGACGTGCAGCCCACCGCCGTCGAGGTCACAGCCAACTTTGAGGCCGTGGTGCAGCCGGCCAGCGTCACGCTGAACCTGCCGCCGCGCCGCACCGAGGGCACTGTGATTCGCGACGACAAGGGCAACATTGTGAAAACCGTCACGGTCGAGCAGGACGCCTGATGGCTGGCGGAACGGGCGAAGCGATCTTGGACTTCGGCGCCGGCTCTAACGAAGCCAGCGCCGTCGTCACCGGCCTGGCGGAGATCCTGGCCACCAGCAAGGTCGAGGCCTGGGTGATGGGTGACGACACCACATCCGACCACACGGCCAGCGACCACCGCTACTTTGCGGCCCTGGCAGGGCTTACTTGCGGCACACCGGTGCTCGCCACTGGCTTCACGGTGTACGCGCGATCTGAACACAAGCTGACGGGCGCCTTCAAGGTGCGCTACGTCTGGGCAAACTGAAGGAACCGACATGGCAATGGACGTAGTCAACACCGGCAACCTGGACGCCGGCAGCAACATCAAGGTGGCGCTGAGCCAGGTGCCGGCCTACATGGGCGGCGTGCGGATGTTTGCCGAGAACGACGATGGCGCAATCCGTGGCGTCCCCTCGCTCAAGTCGCCCGAAGTCAGCCAGGACTTCCGCATGCGCGTTGGCCTGGACACCATCCTTTTCACCGACACTTTCAACGCAACCGCCCAAAACACTGGCAACTGGAAGCACTCATTCGCCACCATGACCATGACCCAGTCCGCTGGGTTTCTGAACGTCAATGCGGCCGGCACCAGCACTGCATCAGGCAACTATGCCTATCTGCAGAGCTGGCGCTACTTCCCCTTGATTGGCACCGCGCCAATTGCTGTGGAGTTCACATGGCACTTCACCGCCTATCCAACAGCCAACGAAGTTTTTCAGGCCGGCATGGGCGTATGCACCGGTGCAGCCGACCCGGTTGACGGCGTCTGGTTCGAGCTGACCAGCGCCGGCCTGTATGGCGTGCAGCGGTACAACAGCGGCGTGGCCACCAAGAAGCAGCTGATCGCAGATGTGTCCACCCTGCCGCTGAACGCCAACGCCAAATACGTGGCTGTGATCGGCGAGCGCGCCATCGAATGGTGGATTGATGACGTGCTGTACGCGGAGAGCGAGGTGCCAAACGCCAACGGCCAGCCCTTCATCACCACAGCGCTGCCTGTCTTCATGCAGAAGTACAACAACGCTCTGGTCGGCAGCAGCCCGAACATGATCGTGAAGTTCGGCGATGTGTCGGTTACGCTGATGGATCTGAATTCCAGCCAGACCTGGGCCAACCAGATGGCCAGCTCCGGCCTGGGCATGCAAGGCTTGAACGGCGGCACGATGGGCTCGCCCCAGGTGCAATGGGCCAATGCGGCGCTCCCCACAGCGGCAGCGGCGACCAACACCACGGCTGCTTTGGGAGCCTTCCTGGGCGGAATTTTCCTGATGAACGCGCCGGCCACCAGCGCTACCGA